GTTGTTAGCAGTATCAAAGGTGATGAAGTACAAACGTACCACCCAACAGAAGTCGGTGTTAACACCACTGTCGATTTATCAGACCCAAGCATTAGCGTTTGCGGTTTAATAAGAGGGGTGCAATTTTAAATGCTAGTTAGCCAACTTAATAACAATCAATCCAAAAAGAAGGCGTGGATGCAAGAAGAATGTTGGGAGTGGCACTTAATCCACACTGATACCTTTGCTGTCACTGACCCTACTTATGGAATTTTAGAAGCGCAATTTGCAGGTATGCAAACTTCGTTTGGTGTAAACAATTTTGACAACGCCCAAGGCCCCCCATAAAAGTAGTTCCTATTTTTTTGCATTCCAATATAAGCAGAGCTAATAATATGAAAGAACACGACATGGTTGAGCAACCTGTGCACTACCAATCTGATACAGGGATGCAATGCATTGACGCCATACGCGCTGCACTAGGACCGGAAGGATTCCGAGCCCACTGCAGAGCAACCGTAATTAAATACCTATGGAGAGAGAAATGGGACACCGCAGAGGATGCCAAAAAGGCAGCGTGGTATCTCAACAAACTGGTTGAATCTTATGAAGACGACTCAGACTCTACTCACTGATCTTTTTAACAAGCCGTTTATCGGCCTTGACGAAGTCAGTGAGTTACTTGGTGTACCTAAGCGCACCTTGCAGCAGAGTGTCTACTGTGGACGTTTTGAAGTGCCCACATTCACACTAGGAAAAAAGCGCATGGTGCGTTTGTCTGACCTAGCGAACTACGTCGACGAGCAATGCGCGTTGTCCGCTGCTGAAATTAAAGATCTAAACTAATCTCGTCCAGCCGTTGTTCCATGATCACGCGCCGTATTTCTTTAGCGCGTAGGACATCGGCTGGAGTGAGGTTTACATAGTCATGCAAGGACTTCATGTCCGAGTGCCCAGAGAACACCATCACTTCCTCCGCTTTAAACCCTTCTGCAAACAATCGTGTAATTGCTTCATGCCTTAAATCATGAAACGTCAAGTTGCTGAAGTTTGACCGAACACTGCTATTAGGCTTATTTATACCAGCCAGCTTAGTCATTGTATTAAACATATCAGACATGTTTCTTGCACTTACTGGCCAGAACAAAGGTTCGCCCTCAGTGTGAATGCCCAAGGCCAGGTACTCTTGCAAAACCTTTCTAGCTTCTTCTGTGAGAGGAATGACTTGATCGTTCGTTTCTTTCTTTGTTGGGTGCTTTCGCGCCCAAATCATCAGCTCACCCTTTTCAGAATTAACATCGTCACTCTTCATTCGGGCGATTTCTGATTCCCGCATCGTTGTCTCAAGTGCTAAAGGAATGATGTATTTCATTTTTAGCCGAGTATTATACTTATCAACACTTCTTTTTTTATCGCCACCACCAGAATATTTGTGGGGCACAGACATTAGTGCTTCAAACTCTCCTGGCAAAAGTCTGCGCTTACGAGTTTGACTTGAACCAGTCAACCCGTAGTCAATTAGCACAGGTCTGATCTCGTCCAGCGGTCTAGTTGCTTTTGGTATTTTTAGGATAGCCCTACCATATTTTAACGCTTTGCTCATATACCCAATGTCATCAGCTACAGTTTTTGGACCTGCGCCTTTCTCGGCGCGATCTTTTGAAAACTCATAGAAATGGTGGGAGGTAAGTTCTAATACGCTAACTTTAGCAATAGGGTGTTTGATCAACCGCAGAAGGGAATTGTGCTTGGTTTTTCCGAATTGTTTAATGGGGTTTATTTTGTCGAGGTAGTCTTGCATGACAGCGCCCAACGTCCAACGTCCAGCGTTCGTTACGTTTTCGTAAATACCAGTTTCCATTTCAGATTCAGTTTTCTTAGCCCAGCGTTCACCTTTAGCTTTGGTGTCGAATTTTTTACTTGTTGGCTTAAAGCCTTTCTTACGGATCTGAAAACGGTAGGAAACAATCTTTCCCGTTTCCTTGTCTATCATTGGGGTACAAGTGGCCATGGTATCTCCTTATACAGTGCGTCCGAAATTGCGTTCTGAGCACTGCTATCAGTCTTAACTTACTGATTCCCATAGAGATTTAAAAATGGCGGAACGGACGGGACTCGTTAGCGTGAGCTAAGATAAATCTCCATAATAATCAACAAGTTAATTGATTTCCTAGCCCGTTCTCGATGCTATTATAGTGCAATCAAAAGCAATGTAAAGCAATAACTTACAATTAAGTGCAATTAGGTACTGCGTCCGTTATTGCGTCCGATGTTTAATACTCATCTTCCTCTGGTTCAGTACCTAAAGCCAGCCCCCAGGATTTTAAAATCCTTGCCCCTTCTTCCTTGTTGTTGACGTGCAGTTCTATGTTGCGGTGAATCTCTACAGGCACTATACCAATGATCGCTAGCACGACGCCAGCTATCCCTCCGATTGTAATTGCCTGCACCAAAAATGCTAACGCTTCCCATAATGCTTCCATATCATATCCCCTCTTTATAGAATAACTCTACGAACATACGACACGTATCACTGCGCTGAATGTCTGAGATCTGAAAGTCGATAACTGTAATTGGTAGGTTATGCTTGTCCAGCAATTTAATTAAGACCCCCAAACCTGACGACTGCTTAATGTCCGATTGAGCCAAGTCACCCATCAACACCAGCACACAGTTTTCACCAATTCGAGTGGTCACCGCTTTTATTTCTTCGACTGTCATCTGCTGTGCTTCGTCTATTAAAACAATCGCACCTTCTTTATCACCGCCGAAAGATCGACCACGAATAGTTTCTAATGGCTGTAGCTCTATATTACCATTCGCTAATGCGGTATCAAACCGACCTGCACCCATGCGTTGCTTTAAGACGTCGACCATAGGCATAACCCAGTTCATCATCTTGTCGTCTTTGTCACCTTTGAATGCGCCGAGGCTTCGGCCAGTAGGAATGTTTGCGCGGCACAGGATAATCTTCTGTACGCGGTTCTGCATGAATTGGTCAGCGGCGTATGCGCACGCTAGGTAGGTTTTTCCTGATCCCGCTACACCCGATGCAATGATCACTGGGCAGTGTGGGTTTTTTAATGCTTTGAGATACTTATCTTGGTTCGGTGTCTTGGGTTGTAATGGTGGTCTTTCTCGATCCTCTGCAAACTTTAACGATGATTTCATCCGTGCTTCTTGAGTACTAATGCGCTGCCGTTTGACTGATGCCACATTTATTACCTTTGTGAGTACTGTTTAGTTAATTAAATACCTGCTGCTGTAAGTCGGTTAACAATTGAAAGTAGATCGACTTCAATGCCGCCTGAGTTGGGATCTGCCACTGATACAAAGCCGTTACCGCCGTTGCCTCCTGCGCCGACATTTGCTCCTTGAACATTGCCGTTGCCTCCGATGAATTGGCTAAAGCCTTGTCCGCCAGTGCCGCCAGTACCTACGAAAAGCTTGACGCTTTGTGCGCCACTTGGTTTGTTGATTAGCTGCGAAACAGTTGATCCTGCTGCGGCACTTACATTAACAGGCGCGTTCGTTGAACCGTTATTAGTGTCTGAACCCGCTGGGCCACCGCCACCCGACCCGAAAGAACCATTACCAGCTGCGCTACTTTGATAATTGCCACCAGAGCCTCCCGCTGCTTTTGATGAGGCTTGCCCAGCATAACCAGCAGCAGGACTTCTGTTTGACGCGACTGAACCTCCAGCCGTCCCAGCACCGCCGGCGGCTGTGTAAGTCCCCAATACACTGCCCGTTCCATTCAAACCTGAGTACCACTGAATGTATGAAGCTGTGCCTGAAGCCCCTGCTCTTATCCATTGAGTACCCGCAAAACTAGTTGACCCTGCATTACATGAGCCACCTCCGCCACCTATAATAATGACAGTGATAGATGTACTAATTGACGAGATGTTCAGCGTAAAAGTGCCAGGGTTTGGAAACTCTGCTGCCGAGCCAGCCGAACCCGTGTACAAGCGCACGTTGTTCAATGCCACTTGACCAGCGGAGTCTGCGTAAATACCGCTTGTACTTGATGAAATGTTAAAGCCAGCCACTCCACCAGACCGCCCAAAAAATGCCCCCGCTTGAGAATCACCTAATGAGGTTTTACCAAACTGGACGCCCGACTGCGTATTAGCAAATTCAATATTGCCGTCCATCGTGATCTTGTCTGCACTAATACCCGCTGTATCGACCATATTCGATGTAATTAAACCTGCAGAAATTTGGCTCGCAGACAATGTGCCTGTGACACTAGCCATGTCGACTACCAGATTTGCAATCTTCGCTACGTTTATTGTGGCGTCAGGGATAGCATCATTAATACTTGAGGTCACCGCCGATGTTCCAGCAGTTGAATTGTACGGACCAGCCACACCAGCTGGTGAACGAAACCTTACCCAGTAATAATTAGTAGTTGAAGGCTCAACAGTGTCTGTGTAAATAAAGGACGAGGTGCTACCAATGTGGCTAGCTGTAGCTAAACTGTTAGAGGTGCTGCGATATACCTCAGTAGAGGCAACTAAGTCGTGTTTAAAACCGCCGCCCCAAGACAAAAGAACATTGGTAAAAGTTGCAGCGGCAGTAAGAGTAACTGGCTCTGGTGGTGGTGTTTGTACGCCCACATCAGAGATGGGTATCAATGTGCCAACAGTGCTTTGGTTGCCTAAGTTAGCAATGCCAGATTCTGTTAGATCTCGGAACGTAACCGCTTTGTCTAGGTCTTCACCACGATGGCCGACCTGCACTTCCAGCACTTCTTTTATCGCTGTGAGCAATGGTTTTAATTCAGGGTCAATACGTGGCGGAAGCGCAGGTAATGCTCGTGCGATATGTTTCTTTGTCATAGAAGTTCAGCCGCATTATCTGCAATTGATACGCTGTTTACTGACGCTGTCCCAGAAACTTCAAACTCCCAGGATTTTGCGCGACTTGCAGAAGGTAATCTAAAAGGCTCACTATTTAAGACGCTGTGTGTAAATTCCAAAGTTGAGTCTGTGTAAAGTTTAAACGTGACAGGGTAGCTTGCAGCATCGAGCCGCGCCCAGCCAAAGTTACGTGGTTGAGCACTCACAAACGGTTTTGATTTCCAAGTTAATGTATACGAACCTGAACCCTGCCCAAACTTCTTAACCGACGTACTGTCTACAAAATACAACGTGTCTGTTTCTAAATGGTTGTATGCAGCTTTAAACGTATCACTGATCGTCGACAACGCGTTCTTTGCGCCACGCGGATCAAAGACAATGCTTTGTGTTGCGTTCGAGGCAATGTATGTGCCTTCGTAATTCATCGCTTTTAGCGTTGTAGGATTGTAGGCTTGCCACTGCGCGCGGCGTAGCAATGCGTCAGTCACTAACTGTATCTGTTGGCCCTGCACTGTCACCAAGCCATCAGGTGAAGCGTAAATAACATAGCCGCCCATATCAACCATGGACATCTTGCTCACGCACGCTTGGTCGCTTTCTAGTTGTATTAAGCTAATGGCTGACGGATCTGAACCTTGAGCAATGTACGGTTTACCTTTGGTCCCCACGACTAGTCCGCCGGGCGTTGGCTTGATCGCTACGATCTCTGATTCGGTAGCAAGCTGATAACTCACAGGCCATGCGTGTGGTAGGTAAGGCACACTGAAACATAACGTTTTACCTGTAAACCCTGCCATGATGCCGTTGCCTATTGAGCAAAGCCCCTGCATTGCCCCTGTTGGAAACAGCGTTGTGTCATCGTCAGGCGGACGCATCCAATTTACCGACGGGATTATTTCGCCCAGTGCGTTGTTCGCTATTGTATCCGTGTAAGTTGTTGCGGTGTAAGCTACTTCGGCAACGAATTGAAAACCTGTGGATGTGCTACCAGTGTTTGTTCTGTAGATGCGCTTTAGAGCACCTGAGTTAAAATTAAGGCCAGCAGTAGTAGGTATACTTGGTAGGTTGACCGTAACACTTTGTCCATCTCGGAACGAAACTGGTGTCGTTGCGCTAGATGGAGGGCCCTCTTCGCCCCAACTTGTGACAAATGTGACAACATAGCTACGGCTCTCCTCAAGTTCATCCAAATCAGCAGTGCCCGTCACGGCTACGGTAGGTGCTGCTGTAGGTGCTGGAACTCCTAAACGATAAGGACCCCCATCGTTTCGATAAATCTTCGGGTACGTTTCACCCGTATAGTAGACCCGCTCAGTTACATCATTAACAATTGGACCTTCTACAATATCTACTTCTGCGTTGTAATTCTTCCAGATCGAACCAGAGTATAGATACACTGTGTTCGTTGTGCTTGGCACTGTGTAAACCGAAGCACTGTGATTTGGTAGCGCCTCAACACGGCCCGAGTCTAAGCGCACGTTGTCCGCAGCTTGTGCGATAGATTCGCCAAGCAAACGAGGGGCAATCTTAGGGGCAATGCCGTTAAATTGTGAGACGCTAAAAGTAGCCATTAATAACTCCAAATATTTGGTCGAGCAAACCCGTCTTCAAGTCTCAAGTCATCAAGATGTATAAACCGACTGCCGCCTTTTTGCTGAACGCCAATGCCTGTAATACCAAACTCAAAAGCAACCTTGATTAACTTGACGGCTTTGTCGCCGCGCACAGCGATGTCTACAGCACGACCGCTTGCGTGAGAGCCGGGCTTTGATTTCTTAGCTTCGATGGGATGTGTTGGGTCGCGGTATGCAGAAGTAATAGTAAAGGGGAACCCGCATTTTATACGGATAGCTTCGAGCGTCAGCATGAAGCTTGGGTCCATCAAACATTTTCCAGAATGGCTACACTTTAGTTCGTCTTCAGTAAAATATTTCCATTCATTCATGAGAGTAACTTCATTAAGGTTGAGCTAAATGTGTGGTCACTGATAGCAACTACCAGCAATGCTCCGACTGCAATCCACTTAATCTGAGCTAACAGTTTTTCTATACCATTGAGCGTTGTACTTAGCCCTTTAAAAGCTTCTTCAAGCTCTTCAATCTGGTCCGCCTGAGCTTCTAAAACATACTCG